AGAAATGATCTCTTCACAGGAGGTCGCGGACATAATTGGAAAAGACGCCAGAACCGTGCAAATACTGGCAAAACAGGGGGTTCTGACAGGTGAAAAAGTAAACCGGAAATACCAGTTTAACCTGTATACGGTTATCAAAGAATATTGTGACTATTTGACGAAATTGACTAAGAGGAAAATTTCGTCTGCCGAAGAGCAGAAGATGGAGGAAGAGGTCCGCTGGAAAAGGACCAAAGCGGATATGGCAGAACTGGAACTGCAGGAGCTTAAGGGGATGCTCCACTCCGCAGAGGACGTGGAAGAAATGACAACGGATCTGGTGCTTGTGATCCGTTCTTCCTTCCTGGCACTGCCAGGGAAGGTAGCTGCGGAACTGGCAGAGCTGGAAACTGCCAGCGAGATTTCCGAACGGCTGAAAACAGAGATATTTGATATCCTCAAGGATTTATCAAATTACAGATATGACCCGGAGGAATATAGGAAGCGGGTGAGGGAAAGAAAAGGATGGAGCGGGGATGAGCAGGAAGAATGATGGGAGATGGGAAGAATCCATTAAACGCTACAATAAAGAAAGCTGTATCACACTTTATGCCGCCAGAGCAGCTTACTGTAACGGAATGGGCGGATAAATACCGGCGCCTGTCACCGGAAAATAGTGCAGAAGCCGGACGGTGGAGGACAAGCCGGACACCGTATCTGAAGGAGATCATGGATGCATTTACAGATCCGAATGTACACCGGATAGCGGTAGCAGCATCCTCCCAGGTGGGGAAGACAGAAATGGAAATGAACATGATCGGTTATATGGTGGATATAGACCCAGGACCGGCAATGTTTGTCCTTCCCACTGTTGATAATGGAAAAGATATGTCTAAGAGGCGTATGGCCCCTATGATCCGGGATACAAAGCCGTTGAAAGAAAAAGTTTCTGCATCAAAGAGCCGTGACAGTGACAATACGCTGTTGAAAAAAGCATATCCGGGCGGGATGCTTACTATTACCGGCTCTAATTCAGCGGCTTCTCTGGCATCAGTGCCCTGCCGCTATGTCTTTGGTGATGAAAGGGACAGATGGGCGAAGGATGCAAACGGCGAAGGTGATCCGTGGGGATTGGTAGAAGCAAGGACGATCACCTTTTATAATTACAAAATGGTGGAAGTATCGACGCCTACGATCAGGGGCCATAGTGCAATTGAGAAATCTTTTGCCCTTGGGACACAGGAATATTGGTGCGTGGAATGCCCGCACTGCCATGAGTACAATTTCATAGATTTTGACCATATAAAATATACGGCGCATAAGATAGGGGAGGGAAGGCAGAAACATTTTATTGTAGACTATGTGGAATATGCCTGTCCCGTGTGCGGCTGTGTGTCCAGCGAAATGCAGATAAAGAAACAGCCTAAAAAATGGATAGCAAAAAATCCCGGGGCATATGCCAATGGGATAAGGACATTCTGGCTCAATGCTTTCTACAGCCCATGGATGTCATGGGAGAGGATCATACTCCGCTTCCTGGAAGCCCAGGGAGACAGCCAGAAAATGAAAACGGTGTACAATACACTTTTCGGGAGGCTGTGGGATGAACAGCAGGTTACCATCGATGAAGACGACTTGATGAAGCGCCGGGAGGAATATGGCGCGGAACTGCCGGAAGGAGTCCTCTGCCTTACCTGCGGGGTGGACACCCAGGGCGACCGGCTGGAGTATGAGGTTGTCGGGTATGGCATGGACCGCCAGAGCTGGGGGATAGAAAAAGGATTTATTTATGGGGATCCGGCAGAGGAAGACGTATGGGAGCGCCTGGACGGTATTATAGACAGGAGATGGAAGTTTAAAAACGGGAAAGGGCTGAAAGTGTCCGTTACATTTGTAGATTCCGGCGGGAACCGCACCCAGGAGGTATATGAGAAATGCCAGAAAAGGCGGATGAAGAAGGTCTTTGCCATAAAGGGGAAAGGCGGGGAGGGCATCCCCTTTGTAGGGCCGCCCGGTAAGGCTAAGATCGTAAGGAGGGGCGTGGTGGTTGGAACTACGCCTCTTTATATTATCGGCGTGGATGCGGGGAAGGAAAAAATCATGTCAGGGCTGGAGGCCGAGAATGAATCCAGGCACCGTTTCCATTTCCCGGCGGATGAAGAGCGGGGATATGACGAAAATTTCTTTAAGGGCCTGTTATCGGAGACCATGGAGTATGTAAAAACTTCAAGAGGGTGGGCATGGCGGTGGGTGAAGCTGCCCGGCCATCAAAGGAACGAGGCTTTGGACTGCCGCAACTATGCCAATGCGGCGTATAAAGCGCTGAACCCGCCGCTGGAAACACTATTCCGGAAGCTTAACGATATCAAGCCTAAAAAGGAAGTCCTCCGGGCGGGGGTAAAGAAGCAGCAAAGCAGCACTATAAATTACGATTGGTAAAAGGGTGGCACATGGACAGGAAAGAAAAGATCGAACAGAAAAAGCAGCGGCTGAAAATGTACCTGGAGAAAGAGGCATATATGCTGTCAAAGTATGGCGTACAAAGCTATGGGACAGGCACAAGGAATGCAGCCCGCTATGACCTTGACCTGGCGGAGATCCGGAAAGCGATCGATAACCTGGAAAAGGAGATCGATGAGCTGGAAGGCCTGGCAGCAGGCAAAAAGCCAAGGAAGATTGTCGGTGTTGTGATCAGGGATTGGTAAGGGGAAGGGTATGGGAAGAATGATGGTGTTTCCTTCCTCTGGGAAGGGATATGGGGCGGCAGGAGCTTCATACCAGAGAAGGGCTCTCAGGGGGATGGTGGCGGAGTCAGGCAGCCCCCAGGAAGATATTGATCTGAATAACCAAACACTCCGTGAACGGGCGCGGATGCTTTATATGGCTTCCCCGATCGCCAGCAGCGCGATAAAGACCCCGCGTACAAATGCGATAGGGCTTGGGCTGAAAATGAACCCAAAGATTGACCGGGAACTGTTGGGGTTGAGCCGGGAAGAGGCGGAACGCTGGGAAAGTGCGGTGAAAGCGGAGTTTTCTATTTGGGCGGATGACAAAATGGCCTGTGATGCCACCGGAATGAACAATTTTTATTCCATGCAGCAACTCGCTTTTGTCTCATGGCTGGTGTCGGGGGATGTTTTTGCATTGGTCATGCAGCGGGATGTGTCTGTGATGCGGCCTTATTCACTGAGGCTCCACTTAGTGGAGGCGGACCGGTGCGCAACACCGGAAGATACAGGGTTTATGAATATCACTTCGGCAGAATATGGGAACCACATGATCTATGACGGCGTGGAAGTGGATGCCGATGGGATGGTGGTGGCTTACCATTTCCGGAATAAACACCCTTATGAGGTGACGGCAAGGGAGACAAAATATAAGAGGGTACTGGCATATGGGAAAAAAACAGGGATGCCCAATGTACTCCATGTCATGAGCGCTGAAAGGCCGGAACAGTACCGGGGAGTAACCTATCTTGCACAGATCATAGAGCCGATCCTTCAGACCAGGCGGTATACGGAAAGCGAGATCATGGCGGCAATTGTGGAGAGTTTTTTCACGGCGTTTGTCCATACGGAAGCGGATACCGGTGAAATGCCTATGGATGAGGTAGGGGAGGAAGGGGAAGAGCCGCACCAGCAGGTAAGCCATAACGAAAATGAATATGAGATGGGTTCCGGCAATGTCGTAATGCTGAAAAAAGGGGAACATGTGGATTTCGGGGATCCGAAACGCCCGGCATCCGGTTTTCCTGCATTTTTAAAAGAGATGTGTACACAGATAGGCGCAGCGCTTGAAATACCCCGCGATATCTTGATGAAGGAATTCAATGCCAGCTATTCCGCTTCGAGGGGAGCGTTGTTGGAGGCATGGAAGGCTTTTAAGATGTACAGGGGATGGTTTGTGGATGATTTCTGCGGGCCGGTCTACAGTTTATGGATGGCGGAGGCTGTGGCCAGGGGAAGAATATCGGCACCGGGATTTTTTACTGATCCTGTGGTCAGGAAAGCCTGGCTGGGGTGTGAGTGGATAGGGCCGACACAGGGGCAGCTTGACCCGATAAAAGAAGTTACTGCAGAGATAATGTCAGTGGAGGCAGGATTTTCCACCAATTCGGATTCGGCGGTCCGGATCAATGGCAGCGACTGGTACCAGAATATGGACCAGCTCCAGAGTGAAATGCAGAAAAAACAGTCTGCCCTGGGAGAGGGAAGGACAGACGATCGGAATACTTTAACAAACAGGATCCTTGACACTGTATACCAGGCGGCCAGGGAGTCATTCAGGGAAGGGGGAGCGGATGGAAGAGATGGAAGTATGCAGGCTGATGAATAAGGCCGTTGGCGGGGCGGAAGATACCGGGGGATGTGTCAGGAGGGCATATAGTTTCCTGGAAACAGAAAATGAGGAATTAGAGATCAATATGTATGGGGAAGTGGTCGAGAGCATCCCGGTTGATTTCTGGACAGGGGAGCCTGTAAGCGGGCTGTATATTTGCGAGAAAGATTTTTTGGAGGATTTAGGCAAGTATAAGGGGAAGAAAAGGATCACTCTCAGGATCAATTCCGTGGGCGGTGACCTGTATGCAGGTTTGGCCATCGCCAACAGGATCAAGGATCTAAAGACGGAAGTCGTCACGATAGCCGATGCACTCTGCGCATCAGCGGCAGTCGCCATATACCAGACGGGGAATACAAGGAAATTGTACAGCGGCAGCCAGATCATGATCCATGAGCCTTCCTGCAGGCTTTATGGAAGGTATGATGTCCAGGCAGTCAACAAAGTAAAAACGCAGCTGGAAGCCGGGAAAAAATCAATTATCGAAGCCTACAGGGAAAGGACAGGGCGCACATGGGAAGACCTGGAGAAGATGGTCACCGGGGATTGCTGGATGACAGGCCGGGAGGCTGTGGAAGAAGGGTTCGCTGACGAGGTCATAGAAGGGAAGTAAGCACCGAAGTGACTGAGGACAACAAAACGGTGATATCTAACGGGATCAGGTTCCCGGCGGAGGCATTTTATTCCCTGCCCAGAAACATGAAGGTATTAAAAAGCAACATAAAAAACGGTACGGCACCGGACAGTGAAAATCCACAAGAAGGAGGAGAAGCATTAATGACCAAAAAGGAGCTGATGGAAAAGTATCCGGATATTTGCAATGAGATTGTAAATGAAATCCGCAGTAAACAGGGGCAGGCAGTCGCGGAGGCCGTCAAAGCGGAGCGGGAAAGGATCAAAAGCATTGACGAGATCGCCGCCCAGGTGGGGGATGAAGCCATGGTGAGGGAGGCGAAGTTCGGCGAAAAGCCGCTGGATGCTTCCCAGCTTGCATTGGAAGCGCTGAAAAAGCAGAGCAGACTGGGAAATGAATTTTTGGGGAACTGGAAGGAAGATGTAAAAAATTCAGGGGCAGGGGACGTAAAACCTGCGCCGAATTCAGGGACAAAATCAGCGGAAGAGCAGGCTTACCAGGATATTATGGACGGGGCCGCACTTATCATTGGGAAAAAGGAAGGAGAGCAGGAATGAATAAAAATGGAATGAGCCAGGTGGGGGCTTTTACGCCGGATAACCTGATTGCAGGGAACCGGCACCCTGTGGATGTATGCCATGTGACCATTAAGGCAGGACAGAAGCTGGAGCGGGGGACCGTCCTGGAAGAGGATACTGCGGAAGCAGGGAAATATGTGGCCAGGGGGACACAGGAGGGGGCAGCGGCGGAATATATCCTTGCGGAAGCGGTAGACGCCTCGGAGGGTGATGCGGCAGGGGCGGCATACCGCACCGGGGAATTTGCGGAAAATGCCCTGATCGTGAAAGAAGGTTATGAAATCACAGAAAAAGACAGGAAAGACCTCAGGAATGCGGGGATTTTCCTGACAACGATCATGATGTAGGAGGGATAACAGCAGGATGATTGATATTTATAATACACAGACAATGGTTACGGCTTTGGAGCTGATCCCTCCCAAGCCGGTTTTTTTAAAGAACAGGTATTTCCCTACGACTGATCAGGAAATCTTTACCACGGAGGATGTCCTGGTAGATTACAAGGATGAATACCAGAGGAGCATGGCTCCCTGTGTAATACCGATGAAAGGCGGGATCCCGGTGGCACGGACAGGCTATAGGACGGAAAGGCTTACGCCGCCTTATGTTGCGCCGGAAAGGGTTTTGACGGTTGACCAGCTGAATAAACGCCAGTTTGGGGAGACTTTGTTCTCAAAGAAGAAACCGGCGGAAAGGGAGGCAGCAATCCTGCGGAAAGACCTTACCGAGCTGTCTGATATGATCGACATGCGGGAAGAATATATGGCTGCCAGGACGCTGTTTGACAATGGCTATGAGCTCCGCCATTATGCGGATGAGTATGGCGGTGACAAATTTGAGGAATATACGATCCATTTCTATGAGGAGGAAGAGAACCCGGCTGTATACACACCGTCGGCTTCATGGGATGGAGGCGGGGACCAGTTTTACCAGGACCTTTCTTTGATCATCAGGGCCTTGAAGCGGAGGGGGATCCCTGTTTCAGACCTGATTTTAGGTGAAAATGTGGCCTTAGAGCTCATGAAAAATGACTTTTTATTAAAGCTTTTGGATAACAGGAGGGTGCAGATCGGGGAGTTAGCGCCAAAAGAGCTGCCCAACGGGGCGACTTCTTATGGGAAGGTCATTGTCGAGGGGACTGTTTTGGAGCTGATCTCCTATACTTTGCAGTATGTGGATGAAAAGAAAAAAGTCCGGAACCTTGTACCGGCAGAATCTATTGTAGTGACAGCGCCCAATATGGGAAAGATGCTGTATGGCTCTGTTACCCAGATGGAAGAGTCTGACAGGCGTTTCCATACTTACACGGCAAAACGTGTCCCCCATGTGGTGGCTAATGTAAAAGATTCCATCCGCACGCTGACGGAGAAGTCCAGGCCGCTTGCCGTACCCAGGGTCAAGAATTCTGCGATATCTGCAAAGGTATTGTTTTAAAGGAGGAGAAATATGAGGATCTGCATTACAAGAGGTATTTATGGATTCAGGCAGGACGGGGGCATGGTAGAAAAAACAAACCGCAGCGCCCCCTTTGAGGTGGAGGATGAAGAGGGGAGACGCCTGATCCTGCTTGGCGTGGCGAGGGAGGTCCATTGCGGCGGCAAGGAAAACAGGATCCCTGACACTCCTTTAGCCGGGGAAGGCGGCCCTGACAGCCAGGCGGAGGACACGCCGCCGGATGGCCTGGAAAATATGTCATTCAGCGAACTCCGGAAGGCGGCAAAAGAACTGGGAATAAAGGGAAGCGGCAGCAGGGAAGAGCTCATAGAGCGTTTGAGGCAGTGCCCGGAATGGAAAGAGGATGAAGATGGGGAAGAGGCGCTGGAAGCAGAGGATATGCCGGAGCTGACTGCGGAGGAGCCGGAATAATGGGTGAGTTTAAAGATATGGTCCGGGAAGACATTAAGGAAATCTTCCTGGACCTTGAAATGTTCGGGGAAGAGCATACCGTTGCGGGCAAAAAGATGGCCATCATCCTGGATGACGGGGAAAAGCGGAGCCGGAATGAACAGTACCAGGATAACAAGGCTATTTACAGTAAGCGGATACTTTTCTACGCTGCGTCAGAAGACCTGGGGCGGCTGCCGGAGCCTGGAAGGGTGATCGATGTAGACGGAAGGGATTATAAGGTACTCCAGGCAGAACAGGAAGACGGTATTTATTCGGTCATGGCGGAGGAGTTCAGGGAATAATGGTTGCTGTAGAGTTTTTGGATTGTATGGAAGCGGAGCTGGATGGGCTTTTTTCCGGTATGGTTTTTGATAATTCGACTGGCGGGAAGTCCGGGATGCATGTGATAAAGCAGGATTTCCCCATCCGTAAATTCAGGGCGGACGAAGAGGAAACGGATTTGTTCCCATACTGCATTATAAGGGTGGAGGACGGTACGGCGGCGAGCCTGCAGACAGTTGATATTGCCCTGACTTTCGGGATCTATGAAAAGGGGGAGGAAAATAACGGGGAGCTCAGGATACTCAACCTGATAGAACGTTTGTGCCAGCATTTCCTGAATAACCGAGTGATCGGCGGGAAGTTCCGGCTTAGTTATGATACGCCTATCAGATGGGGGCTGCCAAAGGAAGATGAGGAGGATACCTACCCTTATTTTTATGGTTTGGTAGAAATGACATGGGAGAGTTTTTTTGATACAGAGGAGGATAGATATGTCTGAAAAAAAGAATACAAGACAGGAAGACGCTGCAGCAAAACAGCAGGAAGCCGTGATTTACTTAGGTCCCCCGATCATGGGGGTAGTTATGCCGGGAACGGTATATAAAAATGGGATAACTCCCCAGTTGGAAGAGACAGTAAAGGCAGTTCCTGCGTTAAATCGGCTTCTGGTAACAACAGGGAATGCGCAGAAGGTGCGGAAGGACTTAAAAGACCCACAGTCAGCGGCAAGCATCTGCTACCAGAGTGTGCTTGAGTATGTGAAAAAGAAAGGGACAGAGGGATGAATGGAAAATATTATCATGGTGTGCGGGTGCTGGAAGAAGGTACAGACATTGCGCCGCCGATTAACGGTACATCCGGCCTGCAGGTGGTGATTGGTACCGCTCCGGTCAATTTGGCGGAGAGTCCGCAAACAGCAGTAAATGTACCGGTGATCTGTTGGAACATGGCGGAAGCAAAGAACAGGTTGGGGTACAGTGAGGATTTTGAGAAATACACTTTATGCCAATCCATGTACGCCAGTTTCATTGCTTATGGGGTTGCCCCGGTGGTATTTATCAATGTACTGGATCCGGCAAAGCACAAGAAAACCAATGAAGCGAAAGAGTGCAAGGTGGTAAACGGGCAGGCGGCTGTTGAAAGCGTGGCAGGTATCCTGAAAAACAGTGTAAAAGTGAAAGCAGGAGAGACTGCATTTACGGCAGATACAGATTATCTTGTGTCTTTCAACACAAAAGAGGAGCTTGTAATCACAATGATCTCTGACCAGGCGCTTGCAGCGGATATTGTTACAGTGGAATCTGAAAGCATTGACCCGGGAGCTGTGACAGCGGCGGATATTATCGGGGGATATGACGTGGCAACCGGGAAGGAAAGCGGCCTGGAGATACTTCGCCAGGTGTATCCCAGGACAGGGATGGCGGCGGCGCTCCTTCTTGCTCCAGGATGGAGCCATAACCCGGAAGTGGGCGCAGTGATGATAGCAAAGTGTGAATATATCAACGGCGTTTTTACAGCGGAATGCCTGCTGGATCTGGATACTACAAAGACGAAGCTGTATACAGATGTTCCCAGGGTGAAGGAGGAAAGCGGTTACCAGGACAGGCATGTAATTGCAGTATGGCCTATGGTGGAGGCGGAAGGAAAGAGGATTTACTATTCTGCCATGGTTGGGGCATTGGCGCAATATACGGATGCATCTAATGACAATGTGCCAAGCCTTTATCTTTCCAACAAAAAAATGAATGTGGATAAAGCGGTGCTTGCGGATGGCACAGAAGTATTCATGGACCGGGAACAGGCCAATACATTAAATCGCGCCGGGATCTTTACCTTGGTGAGTGAAGGGGGATGGCGGTCATGGGGGAACAACACCTCTGTTTATCCTGGAACTAAGGATGTAAAAGACAGGTGGATCGCGTGCCGCAGGATGTTTACGTGGATGTCAAACAGCCTGATTACCATTTACCATGATAAGGTGGACAGCCCAGCAAATTACAGGCTGATTGAGAGCATTGTGGATTCCGAGAATATCCGGCTGAACAGCTATGTGGCGGATGGCAAGATGGCCGGAGGCAGGATTGAATATAATGAAGAGGAAAACAGCGTGGAAAATATCCTTACCGGGCAGGTTATTTTCCATATTTATATTGCTGCTTTCACACCGGCGGAAGATATTGTTTTTGTTTTGAAATTCGACCCGTCACTTCTGGCGGCCAGCTTATCGGGAGGTGAATCGTAATGCAAGGGATTGAAACAAATAACAGCGGCATTGTATTCCCTGAGGTCATTAACAATTTTAATGTGTATAACGATGCCAACAGGGTTGTGGGGACAACCGGGGAGATTGCGCTTCCTAACCTGCAGGCCATGACGGCGGCAATTTCAGGAGCAGGGATTTTAGGGGAATATAATACAGCAGTAATTGGTATGTTCCAGAGCATTGCCCCGGAGATTCCATTCAGGATGATTGACAAGGATTTTTTTATGATGCTTAATACCGGTGAGCAGTCAAAGATCGTGCTGCGTTCATCGGTACAGCAGAGGAACCGGCAGACAGGCGGTACCTTAAGTACGCAGGCCATGCGAATCGTGTACCGGGGGCATCCTACGGCAGCCAATTTGGGTACAGTGAAAAGAGGAGATCTTATGAATGCCTCCATTACCATGGAATTGACCTACATACTGATTGAAATGGGTGGTGTGGTAATGCTGGAGCTGGATAAGCTGAACAGTGTTTATAAAGTAAATGGCAAGGATCTGCTTGGTGCTATTATGAAACAGTGTTAGAAGGAGGATATGAAGGGAATGGAGAAAAATAAAAGCCCATATGTAATACCATTAAAGACACCGATTAATTTTGAGGGGAAGGATTATGATAAGGTTGACCTGACATGCCTGGAAAATATCAGGGCAGCGGATATGATCGCGGTGAACAGGGAGCTTTCCAATGGAGGGAATATTGACCTTAATCAGGAGTATACCCTGGAATATGCCATCCATATCGCATCAAGGGCATCCGGCCTGCCGATTGAATTTTTTGAGCAGTTAAAGCCTCTCACTGCAATGCGGGTGAAAAAGTGTGTGACATCTTTTTTATTAAATCAGGAATAAGCACAAAGGATGTATCCAGGCTGCGGAAGTTATGTATCAGGATGTCCATGTTGACAAAGGCAGGGCCAGACTATTATTTGGATCTGCCTTTGTCGGAGTTGGTGGAAATGGTAAAGGAGGTGAGCCAGGTTGTCAAAGAACAAAGAGTACGAACTGGCAATCAAAATCGCTGGTGAGATTGAAAAATCATTCTATGACAGTACGAAGCTCACAAAGAAGGAACTGCAGGATATGGCAAAGCAAGCTGCCGAGACTGCCAAAATATCTTCGGACATACCGGCTTCACTCCGCAATGAGTTACAGTCAGGATTGAGGGATGCAAAGCCGTTTTTCACTGGTTTGGAAGATATGGCCAGGACATCTTTTAAAGCGATAGTCGGGGTTGCATCAGCAGCCGGGATTGGTATTACCACCGGGCTTGGAGCTTCCATTTCCGTTGGTCCAGAATTTGAATCTGCCTTTGCCGGTGTGAAAAAAACTGTAAATGCCACGGATGTAGAGCTTCTGCAAATGCGGGATGATATCCGGCAGATGGCCAGAGATGTTCTTCCGCAGACAGCGGCGGAATTGTCCGGGATTGCAGAATCAGCCGGTCAGCTGGGAATCCAGACAGAAAATGTTATTAATTTTACCAAAACAATGGCGGATATGGATGTATCAACAGATTTGAGTAGCACAGAAGCGGCTGAAGAATTTGCCCAGTTTGCCAATATTACGGAAATGTCACAGGAGTGTTTTAGTAACCTGGGTAGTGTAGTTGTTGATCTGGGTAACAATATGGCGACCACAGAATCAGACATTGTATCCATGGGAATGAGGATAGCAGCGGCAGGGCATCAGGTAAAATTGTCGGAATCAGATATTATGGCATATGCTACCTCACTTTCTTCCGTAGGTATTGAAGCGGAAGCTGGAGGCAGTGCTTTTTCAAAAATGCTTGTTAATTTACAGATGGCAACGGAAACGGGGAAAGGTCTGAAAGATTATGCGAAGGTTGCAGGTATGACCGGAGAACAGTTTAAAGAAACCTTTCAGCAGGACGCAACCGGGGCCATCAATGCTTTTTTGGCAGGATTGAATGATACGGAGCGCAATGGAAAAAGTGCGATTGCAGTGTTAAACGATATGGGATTGACAGAAGTACGCCTACGAGATACCTTGCTCCGGGCAGCAAATGCCAGTGAGTTATTTGACAATGCGCTTGAAATATCCAATAAAGCATGGGAAGAAAATGTGGCGCTGGCAAACGAAGCAGCCCAACGTTATGCCACGTTTGAAAGCCAAGCTGGGATCCTGAATAATAAGATAACGGATATCGGGATCAGCATCTATGATGATTTAAAACCGGGATTAACGGATGTGATGGTGCTGGCTAATGATTTTGTAGATGGCATTGCCGGACAGGAAGATGTACTCGGAAATATCATCAGTTCCTCTGTAAAAGATATGCCGACTATGGCAAGGGAAATGAGAGAAACTGGAAAAGCAGTAAGGGAATTTTCCGAACCATTTCTGAAAGTAGGAGGATGGCTAGTGGATAATCCCGGCGTGATAGTGGGGGCTGTTTCCAGTATAGGGGCCTCCCTTGCAACGTATAAGGTAGCCTCCGGGGTTATGTCTTTAGCATCGTCATTGGGAGCTCTTGGGCCTGTAGGAATGGGGATATTGGGGCTTGGTGGTGTTGCTGGTGTTATTTTGGGGATTGGCACAGCGGTGAAAAAGAGTGCTGCGGAAGCCAAAAGAGCTAACCTGGATGCCCATTTCGGGGATATTTCCCTGTCAATGAAGGAGTTACAGGAAACAGCTTCATTTATTGTACAGAGCCGGAGCCTTGAACAGATACAGGATTCACTGGCGGCGTTGGGAGATTTGGACGGGATTTCCCAGGATATCAAGAATGCCGCAGATGAGCTCAATAAAGCTAATTGGAAAGTTTCCATCGGGATGGAGCTGACTGACCAGGAGAAGGAAAACTACAAAAATCAGGCGGAAGAGTTTATCAGGGAGACACAGGAATATGTGACCCAGCAGCAGTATGGGGTAGACCTTGCGCTCAGTGCATTGCTTGGGGAAGGCCTGGAAAAGAACAATGTAGTTGATCAGTTCAACGAGTTTTATCTGGATAAACAGCAGGAACTGGCATCCTTGGGGACGCAGCTTAATAAGACTATTACGGATGCTTTTACTGACGGCCTGTTGGACATGGATGAGGTGGCCGAGATTTCGCAATTACAGGAACAGATGGCACATATCCAGTCTGTAATGGCAGGAAATGATTTCGAAGCTGGGCTTGACCTGATAAAGATGAAATATGCAGGGCAGGATATTGATGCAGATACCTTTCTCAATTTACAGTCCGAGATACAAAAAGAGGTGGAAGCGGCAACAACAGGATACGACGAAGCGTTTCGAAAATCTATGGGATCTTATAGAATGATGCTGTCAGAAGGGGAATTAACACAGGAAGAATTTGATACCAGGGCTGCGGAACTGAATGCTGGGTATTTGCAGCAGAAATCTGCCTCGCAGGCGGGGGCAATCCAGTTCCAGATGGATATTGTCAGGCAGAATTATGGGGAAGAACTGGCTGGCTGGATTGCTGATGCACAGGAAAAAGCAGAGAAGGCGCTTGATTTCAGGCTTGGCAGTGTGGGACGCGGGGCAAACAATGCGCTGTTGGACTGGATAGCCGGTGATGTTGTAGACGGTATAGAAATTGACCAGGCATCAAGGGATGCTATGGCCGACATTTACGAGCAAATGAAGCCGCAAAGGGAATATCTGCTTGCATTGGAAGAGCAGTGTAAGGAATCTGGGGTTGCAGTACCCAAAGCAATAAGGGAAGGGCTGACAGATATGGATGTTATCGGAGCCTTGGCAGGCGATACGGAGGCGGCTTGGGGAGTGGTAAGGAATGCGGTATCGGGATCTCCGGAATATCAGGAGACCTTGCGGGATACGATTGAAGCAGGCGGATATATTCCGGAAGCCCTTGCAGAGGGCATACTGGATAACCAGGGTGTGCTCAGTAGTGCAGTCGTGAAATCATGGATGGGAGTACAGCAGGCATATAACCAGATCATCAATTCCGGTGCAGGTGGATTTCCGTCAGCTAATGTGGGGATAGTTGGAGTACAAAGTGTAATGACAGGCCACGCGGAGGGCGGAATATTTGATACGCCTCACGTTGCATGGTTTGCCGAGAAAGGGCCGGAGGCCGCCATCCCTATTGATGGCTCCCAAAATGCAATAGACCTATGGAGGACGACAGGGGAGCTTCTTGGGATGGATGGGCTTACCGGAGGTGTGGAACCTATTGCTGACAGTATTGAAAATGCGGCGGTATCCGGAGGTACTGGGCAGGAGATTCAGATCCTATATAATCCGATTTATCAGATTCAGGGAAGTAATCTTTCCAGAGAAGATATAGAGGGTGTGATAGAAACAAAGCAGGAAGAGTTTGCCCGGCTGATGAAACAATGGATGAAAGACCATAACCGGATCAGTTTTGCATAGAGAGGTGGAGCGGATGTATGTAACCAGAATGGGAGAATGCTGGGACGAAGCAGCCAAAGCAGTATATGGCAGTGAAAAACATATGGGCTTTTTGATGCAGAACAACATGCCCCTGTTAGACACAGCCATATTTTCTGCAGGTACGGTCCTCAATACCCCGGAACTTCCCAAAGATGAGGATAACCTGCCGCCATGGAGGAAATGAGACCATGGGCAGAGCAAGAAGGGCAGAACTGGACATTAGTTATGAACATACGAGCATTACGGATGATATTAAAGGATGCCTTAAATCTTTTTCCTATACTGATATAGCATCCGGCGGAAGTGATTCTATTTCCCTGTCGGTGCAAGACAGGGAAAAGAAATGGATGGGTGGATGGTCACCTAAAAAAGGGGACCATATGAGCGCCAGTGCCTGCTTCCGTGATTGGACGGGGGATGGGGACAACTGGGAGATGTACTGCGGGGAATTCGAGGTGGACGACGTGTCCATGTCGGGGCCGCCTGCCGAATGCAGTATCAAAGCGGTGTCCATCCCCCGGTCGGAAGCCTTTAATGACGAGGAGCGCACCAAGAACTGGGAGGGCGTGACGGTCCGGGAGATCGCGGCGGAAATTGCAGGCCGCGCGGGCATCAGCCTTTTTTACCAGGCGGAAGAAATCCCGGTGCTGGCGGTGGAGCAGGATAAGCAGACAGACTGCAAATTTTTATATGCCGTCTGTGAAAAGTACGGGCTGGCCATGAAGGTGTTTGCCGGGAAGATTGTTATTTTTGACGAAGCCCAGTATGAAGCAGCCGGGGCAGTAGATACGCTCCACTACGAAGATTTTATCAAGTACAGCTACAATTCCACCCTGGCCGGGACCTATACCGGGGCAAAGATAGCCTATACGGACCCGGGGACGGCGGAGGACCATATTGTCACGGTTGGAGGCGGCAGCAGGCTTATGGAGATCAATGAGGAGGCTGACAGCGCTGAGGATGCCAGGCGGAAGGCAGTGGCTTCCCTGAACAATGCCAACAAAAAGGATACCACATTCACAGGGACGGTGATGGCGCGGAAAGCACTGGCTGCCAGCTGCTGCGTCAATATCACCGGCTTCGGGGCTCCTGACGGGACTTATTACCTGGACCAGGTGGTGACGAAAATCGGGGGCAATGGGGCGTCACAGCAGTCCCTCACCATGCACCGGGTAGGGTACCGGATGGAGGATGCGGAAGTAGTTATTGACGCGCAGCCGGAGGAAATTCCTTCCGGGGATGCCGGGGCTTATACGGTCGTAAAAGGGGACACACTCTGGACGATAGCAGGGCAGTGCCTGGGATCCCCATTGCGTTATGCCGAAATATATGACCTGAATAAAGATGTGATCGAAGCGGCGGCACAGGGGCGTGGCAAAAAAAATTCAAGCAACGGGCATTGGCTTGTCCCGGGGACTGAACTACAGCTCCCGGCAGTGGAAGGAGATGGCCAGGGTGGCTAACAGTGAAATACGGGTGGGGAGGGTATCATCCATTAACTATGAAACAGGCATGGCGCGGGTTACTTATAGGGACAAGGACAATACAGTTACCGGCGAGTTCCCGATCCTGACCAATAATGATGAATACCGGATGCCGGAAGTGGGGCAGGATGTGCTTGTGGCGCATTTGTCCAACGGCAGCAGCCGGGGGGCCATCATAGGGACTTTGTGGAATAAAAAATATGTCCCGAAAGAAGCCGGGAAAGGACTCTACCGGAAAGACCTTTCAAGAAAAAAGGATGCGGCTTATATCCGGTACTCTGATGAGACCGGCGAGTACCTGCTGAAAGTTGCAAGCCTGCACCTGAACGGCATCCACAAAACGATCCTGGATGGGCCAAAGCTTGAGATTGCCGCAAACCTTTCCATCCTTCTGCAGAGCGACTATCTGAATGTTGATGTGCCGGAGATACTTGTGACAGCAGGGCTTGAAAGTGACAGGGTGGACGTTGCAGTAGAGGCAGATATTGGAATAGAGCAGCGGGAGAATCTTTTAGAAGCGGCCATTATGAAAGCGGCTGTAGAGCTGGTTGAAAATCTGGAACTGAAAGCCGGGACGGATATAAAAGCGGAAGCTGACGGGGAGATGGGGCTGGCTGCAGGCTCTGGCCTGAAAATCACCGGCGGGGAGGTAGAGGTTTCCTCTAAGGGTGGGCTGGTCTTGTCGGACGGTAAGTACACTACTACTTTGGCAGAAATAATGGAAAAGCTGGAAGGGCTGGGGTGACAGATGGGATTGATTGGAAATTTTGGGAGCAGGATCGTTTTTGAGACCTCAGACAGGAAAGTCTTAACCTTTTCCGGCATGACACAAAAAGTTTCCGGAAAGTACGCCAAACACAGTGTAACAGGCCAGAAAGACCGCCCGGAATTTACCGGCCCCGGGAACCGGAGCCTTTCTTTTAAGATAATTTTAGATGTGTCAATGGGGATCCGCCCCCGTGAGGTTATGGATAATATTGAGGCGGCCGTGGAGACAGGGGAGGTGGAATACCTGGTCATCGGCGGCAGGCCCATAGGTGGGAACAGGTTCTATATCTCATCCATGTCAGAAGCATTTGACGTGGTGCTGGGCGGCGGGGAGATTGCCAGGGCATCGCTTAATATCAGCCTGGAGGAATATGTATGATCGATGTTGGGAATGCCGTAATAAACCTGCGGGGGTTTGCAGGGAATGAGGCGGAGGATATCCGGAGATGCCTGACGGCATTGTATTCCGTCCATACCGGGGAACAGCCCCTTGACAGGGAGTTTGGGATAGACTGTGCTTTTCTTGACCAGCCCATGAATATAGCAAAAAATATGTTTGCCTTAGAGGTGATAGAAAAAACAAAGCGCTATGAAAAGCGTGTATCTGTGGAAAAGGTGGACTACAGGTTTGATAAGGAAGGGCAGATGATCCCGGTCATCAGCCTGAAAAGAGGTGATGAGCTTTGAATATAAAAAAGGCATTGGCAGATTTCCCGGAAGTCAGCTTTATTGACAATATGTCCCTGGAGGAGGTAAAAGAATTTTATCAGAATGCCATGAAAGAAAAGTACCGTGAGCTGACAGGGAAAGAACTGGTAATGAAAGAGGCAGACCCGATACGGCTGATCGCATACGCGGACTGCCTTTTATTATACCAGATCGCCCAGTATGCAGACAGGGCGGGAAAGATGGCTCTGTTGAAGTACAGCTATGGCGATTATCTGGAAGATGTTGGGGCTTTTAAAGGAACTGAGCGCCTGCAGGGAGCTGCCGCTATGACAAAACTATGCTTTACTTTGTCAATGGAGCGCAATAATGTTGTGGTCATACCGGCAGGGACAAGGGTTACAGCCGGTGATGGGATATACTTTGAAACAATGGATATCCTGGAAATCCCTTCCGGAGAGGTGGCCGGGGAAGTCAATGCTGTCTGTAAGGAAAAAGGGATAAAAGGGAACGGGTATAGGGCAGGGGAACTGAAGGTGCTTGTTGACCCGGTCCCTTATGTAGATAAAGTGGAAAACCTGACAGCAACAGAAGGCGGCGCAGATTTGGAATCAGATGAAAACCTTGCGGAACGTATTTACCTTGCCCCGTCTTCCTGGTCAACCGCCGGACCGGATGACGCCTATAAATACTGGGTGAAGACTTTTGACCCTGCAATCACGGATGTACGGGTGGAGTCGGAAGAGCCTGGGAATGTAGAGATTTATTTTATCCTGGAAGGGGGGCAGCTGCCGGATGAGGCAATGGCCGAAGAACTGGCTTCCTATCTGCAGGATGAGAATATAAGGCCCCTGACAGACCATGTGGCCGTGCAGGCTCCAGAGGTGCAGGAGTATGAGATAAGCCTGACCTACTATGTCAATGAGAGCGACCGCATGAAAGCGGCATCTATCCAGGAAAAGGTAAATGCTGCCGTACAGGAATATGCTGCATGGCAGAAAGAAAAGATTGGAAGGGATATCAATCCTGACCAGTTAAGGAAAATGGTTATTTCCGCCGGGGCCAAAAGGGTAACCGTAGAGTCCCCGGATTTTAAGCGGATCCCGCGGAGCAGTATTGCATTGCTGTCTGGATCCAAAGATGCCGAGGTACTATATGGAGGGGTGGAGGATGATTGATTTAAGGGACTGCCAGACCATCCAGGTCATGCCGGAAGTATTCCGGAAGGATGCACAGGTACAGGCCGCCAGCTATGCATTACAGCAGACAGCTAAGATGCTGATGGAAAAAATTGACCGTGCCGGTGTTTATGCCATGATCGACAGAATGCCGGAGCCAATAGTTGATTTATTGGCGGAAGAGCTGAGGGCGCAGTATTATGACCCATCCCTGCCGGTAGAAGATAAGCGCGGGGCAGTAAAAAATGCCCTTCCCTGGCATAAAAAGGCAGGGACGGCAGCCGCAGTGAGGGAACTGACAAACTTTGTCTGGAAAAGCGGTTCCGCGAAAGTCCAGGAATGGTTTGAGTATTCTTCAGACCCGTATCTGTTCCGGATCCTGCTGGGGACGGATATGTGCATAGAGGAAGAGAAGATCAATATCTTCCTGCATTCGCTCTGGAAGGTAAAAAATACAAGGTCCCATCTGGAATCCATTACGTTTATGCGCAGGCTTGATAACTTCCTATATATGGGCGCGGCCTCCCGCAGCTGCGGAAGGATTGTGGTCATGGATACATGGAGAGGGCAGTACCATACGCAGAAGGATATGTATATCGGGCTGGAGCCGTCAAGGGTAAAAAGGATACGGATAAGGGAGGGATAAAAATTGGCAGAATTTTATTCGGCAGTGACCACCAATGCAGGGATAGCGCTTGTAGCAGACCTGCTTGTAGGGGAAGAACTGGAATTTACAAAGCTTGTTACCGGGAGCGGCACTTATACGGATGGGGAAGTGGACAGGGCGCAGCTCCAGAAAGCTGCCAGCCTGCGGGAGCCGCAGCAGGAATTTGGGTTCAGCAGCATAGAAAAGGAAACGGACAACTGTGTGCTGCTGAAATCACTGCTCACCAATGCCGGCCTGACAGAAGGCTACCGGATGACAGAAATAGGCGTTTATGCCAGGAAGCCGGGGGAAGAGGGCGACGGGATATTATATTCTGTTTCTGTAGCTAAAGAGGCTGATTACTTCCCGCGGTACAATGGCTTTGTGGCAGTAGAGATTATAGAAGAGTACTACATAACAGTATCCGATGCGGCAGAAGTGACGGTATCAACAAAAGGGGCAGCAGTCCTCCGGGAAGACTTTGAAAAGTTTAAGGAAGAGGTTTACAATGCCCTCCATAAAAAGGTGGCGGAGCTGCAAAGGCAGATCGGCAACCTGTCACAGCTGGTGACGGAAGATAAAAGCTGCCTTGTAGGCGCAGTCAATGAGATCGCGGAGGTGCTCCGCCCATTGGTGGAATACAGCTATGCAACGGACCAGGACATTGACGACATCATTGCAGGCATCTATGCAGACGACGCGGACTGGATAACCACCCTGGAGATTGCATCTGACAGGGACATTGACCTGATCATATCCGGGGCATATGTGGACAGCGGGGATGACGGCGCGGATGCCATGACGGATGAAGATATCGACGCCATCATAGCGGGGACATATGTTGAAGAGGACGAGGGGGACGGGGGCAGTGCAGGCCCTGAATTGACGGATGAGGAAATAAACCAGATCATAGAAGGCGCATTTTAAGGGACAGGAGGTTTGAAAAGGAAATGGCTTGGATAAAAAAGACAGACCTGGAAAAGTTTGCAAACAAATTTGCGGCAAAAATAACAGAGCTTTTTGCAAAGAAGGCGGATATCCCCAGTTCGCTCCCGGCCAGTGGCGGGGACGCTGCTACAGTGAATGGCCACAGTGTAAATGCGGATGTGCCATCCAATGCAAAATTTACGGATACAACCTATGGCGTTTTTGTAAAATCCGGTGGCGGGGCAAAGGCAGGCTTAGTGCCTTCGCCAGGCACGACAGCAGGGACAAAAAAATACTTAAGGGAAGACGGCACATGGCAGACCCCGCCGGATAATAACACGACCTATTCTAATATGACGGCAGCTACAGCAAACGCCGCCGGAAAGGCAGGATTGGTTCCGGCCCCGCCGGCCGGGAAGCAGAATGCTTTTTTAAAGGGGGACGGCACGTGGGAAGAGCTGGAAGAGGTAACGGATGCTGAGATCGACGCCATTATAGCGGGCACATTCAAATAAGGAGGGTGACGGATATGAAAGTAGTTTCTTCGAACAAGCTAAACCGGTTATGGAAAAACGGGGTGCTGGTAAAGTTAAGCAAGAAAATAGATACTACGAAAGTGCTTAAGACCGCCGAGCAGGTGAAGGCAAATACCAATGCTGATAATATACCTTCTGCGGTGGTGGTTAGTGAAATATATAATAAATTAAACATCTTAGGTAATGCCAAAATGATTGAGACGAATTTTCAATCTTCCATGTTTTCAAGTAGTTCTTACATCAGCGGGTCTGTTTCTTTCAAACAGGATTTTAG